GGAGCTCCGGGCGCTCAAGGAACGCCTCCGCGAGGCCCGGGTCGCCCACCGCACCCTGCGTGAGGCCGCCCCGCCAGAGGCTGCCGCCGGCGACGCCGTCGCCCGGCCCGCCACCGTCAAGGCCTCAACGGCCGTGAAGCGTCCAGGAGGTGCCCGGTAATGGCCATCACCGCATCCGGCCTGTTCGGGCTCACCCTGGAGAAGATGCTCATTGACTCCCTGGGGAAGTCGCTGGAGTCCGAGACCGACCTCAAGGGCGCGCTGCTGCTGGACACGGCGACCCCCAACTTCGACACGATGAATTTCTGGGACGACCTGGAAGGCGACGAGGCCTCGGGGACCGGTTACACCGCCGAGGGTGCCCAGCTCACCTCGACCGAGGTCACCGTCTCCTCCGGGACGCTCACCTACGACGCCGCCGACTCGGCCTGGACCACCTCGACGATTACGAGCGCCATGGCGGAGGTCGGGGTCGTCGACCGTGGCGGCGCCACCAGCGCCGACGAGCTCGTCTTCCTGAGCGACTTCGTCTCGGCCGCCAGCAGCTCGGGCGGCACCTTCACCATCCAGCGGTCCGCCTCCGGCATCTTCACCGTCGACTACACCCCCTAGAGGCTCATGGCGCTTTCTGGTCCTTCGCTGCTGGCCACCATCGGCCCGAACGCGACGAGCGATCCCGATTCGGGGTCGTACACGCCGACCGATGGCGCCATCCAGATCCTGACGGTCTGGTTCGACCAGGATGCGCTGCCCACGATCAGCGACACCCTGGGCGGCACCTGGACGCTCATCATCGCCGGGTACCGCGACGACGACGGCCAGTTCGCCGGCTATGGCTGCTGGTACCAGGAGGCTGGCGCGAGCCCGTCGGCGCGCACGGTCACGGTCACGATGGGCGCGTCCGCGCATGGTGGCTGGATCGACGAGTGGACCGGCTACAACACGAGCGACCCTATCGGCGCCAGCGCCATGTCGAACTTCAACTCGGGCGCTTCCAACCCGATCCAGCAGGCCGTCACGACCGAGGCTGACGACTCGGCGGTCATCGGTGGGCTGGGCAACTGGGACTCGACGAGCGGCTCGACGGCCGACACTGGCGACACCCTCGACCACGAGTCCCAGGTCCTGGCCAACATGGGCGGGATGACCGGCCACGTGACCACCGTCACCACGGCCGGGTCGTACACGCTCGGTTTCAACCGCTCGCCGCAGCAGGAGCGCGGCCACATCTGCGTGTTCGAGCTGAAGGCGGCGGCCGGTGGGACCGACGCGACCGTGAACCCGGCCGCTATCGCCTGCACGGTCGCGCTGCCCGCCTCGACCCTGTCGGTCGGGGCCGCCCCCGCCGCCATCGGCGCCGTCGGTGCCCTGCCTGCCCCAGGCGTCGGGGTCGGGGTGTCGCCGGCGCCAGCTGCAGCCGTCGCGGCGCTGCCCCAGGCGGCCGTCGGGGTCGGGGTCGCCCCGGCGGTGCTGGCGGCCGTGGCAGCCCTGCCCCTGGCCACCGCTGGCGAGTCCGGCACGGGTGCGACCGTCACCCCGGACCCGATTGCCGCCGTCGCCGCCCTGCCCGCCCCGGCCGTGGGTGTCGGTGCGGCCCCGGCGCCGGTGGCCAGCGTGGTCGCGCTGCCCCAGCCGGCCGTGGGTGTCGGCGTGGTCCCGACGGTCCTGGCCGCCCTGGTCGCCCTGCCCCTCGCCCAGCCCCGCGTCGACCAGACGGTCACCCCGGCGGTCGTCGCGGCCGTGGCCGCCATCCACCAGCCCGCCGTCGGCGTCGGGGTCACCCCGGCCGTCATCCAGGTCCTGGTCGAGGTCCTGGCCAACCTGTCGGTCGGGGACGTGGCCATCAACATCAACCCGGCCGGGCCCCTGCTCGTCGGCGCCATCGTCGTCAACCCGGACGCCGTCGCCGGCGCCACCAGCGGCCGTCGCGCCATCGTGGGAGGGATCAGCTAGTGGCCGGCATCTGGTACTGCACCCGCGAGGACGTGACCTCGGCCCTGGACGTGAAGCTGACGGCCCGCAACTACCGGCAGGTCGACCGGGCCATCGAGTCCGGCGCCCGCAGCCTGGAAGGCCTGCTCCACCGGACGTTCCGGCCGGTGGTCAAGACCCTGTACTTCGACTGGCCCGCCCCGCCGTACACCTCGCCGTCCTATCGGCTGTGGCTCGACGGCGACGAGATCATCAGCGTCACCACCCTCACCGCCGGTGGGACCGTCATCAGCTCCGCCGACTACTTCCTGGAGCCGGCCAACTCCGGCCCCCCGTACCGGCGCATCGAGATCGACCGGTCCAGCTCGGCCGCCTTCGCCGCCGGCGACACCAGCCAGCGAGCCATCGAGGCCGCGGTCCTGGCCGGCTGGCGCAACGACGAAGAGCAGGTCGGCGACCTCACCTCGGCCCTGGACGCCGACGTGACCGACACCGCCTCGGCGACCTGGTCGAGCCCCTATGTCGGCGTCGGCGACGTGCTCCGCATCGACTCCGAGCGGGTCATCGTCACCGAGAAGACGATGGTCGACTCCGGCCAGAACCTCGGCGGCTCCGGACTCACCGCCCTGGCCAGCGTGGTCACGGTCACGGTCACCGACGGGTCCGCGTTCGCGGCCGGGACGGTCCTGCTCATCGGCAGCGAGCGGATGCTGGTGGTCGACATCGCCGGCAACGACCTGACCGTCAAGCGCGCCTGGGACGGGACCGTGCTGGCCGCCCACTCCGCCGGCGTCGACATCTACACCCTGACCGGGGTCGAGCTCGCCCGCGCCCAGCTCGGCACCACCCTGGCCGCCCACACCTCCGGCGCCGACATCTACCGGCACCTGGTCCCCGGGCTGGTCCGCGAGCTCAACATCGCCGAGGCGATCAACACCATCCAGCAGGAAGCGACCGGCTACGCGCGGCGCTCCGGGCTCGGCGAGGCCCGCGGGTCCGGGAAGCCCAACAGCGACGTGGAAGCCTCCGGCCGAGGCCTCGACGACCTCCGCGACCAGGCCTACACAGCGTTCGGTCGCAAGATGCGCATCGGGGCCATCTGATGGCCCTGGACGCAGAGGACATCCTCGACCGGCTCGTGTCCCACGCGCTCGCCAGCGGCTACTTCGAGACCGTGAACGAGACCAAGATCGACGAGCCGGGCCCCTCGGGGATCACCGCCGCGATCTGGGCCGACGACATCGTCCCGCTCCGCTCCAGCGGGCTCGCGTCGACGAGCGCGCGGGTCACCTTCAAGGTCCGCCTGTACATCCCGACCGAGGCCGCCCCGGAGCTGTGGCTCGACCGCGCCATCCTCGCCGCGACCTCGGCGCTCATGGACGCCTACTCGGGCGACTTCGAGCTCGGCGGCGAAGCCCGCGCGATCGACCTGCTCGGCAGCGCCGGCAGCAGCCTCCAGGCCGACGCCCACTACATGAACCTGTCCGGCGTCGTCTACCGGTGCATGGACATCAGCATCCCCGTCCTGGTCAACGACGTGTGGGCCCAGAGCGCATAGGAGCAGACGATGGCGAAGCAATCCGGGCTCGGCGACCAGCTCTGGGTCGCCGGCTACGACCTGGGCGACGACATCGGCTCGGGTAGCCTGGGCGGCGGCCCGGCCGCGCTGGAGGTCACCGGCATCACCAAGAGCGCCTTCGAGCGGATCGGTGGCCGCCGCGACGGCCGGTTCGAGCTCAGCGTGTTCTTTAACGACGCCACCGACCGCGCCCACGAGCGCCTGTCGGCCCTGCCGACCGCCGACGTGCTGCTGGCCTATCTGCGGGGGACGACCCTCGGCAACCCGGCCGCATGCCTGAACGCCAAGCAGGTCAACTACGACCCCAAGCGGGCCCAGGACGGCGCGCTGCTGATCGACGTGGAAGCCCAAGCCAACCAGTACGGGCTGGAGTGGGGCGAGCAGCTCACCGCCGGCAAGCGCACCGACACCGGCGCGACCAACGGCTCCTCGGTGGACGGCGCGGCCGCGAGCAGCTTCGGCCTCCAGGCGTACCTGCACGTGTTCTCCTTCACCGGCACCGACGTGACCATCAAGCTCCAGGAGTCCAGCGACGACGGCGGCGGTGACGCCTTCGCGGACGTGACCGGCGGCGGCTTCACCCAGGTCACCTCGGGGCCGACCAGCGAACGCATCCAGACCGCCCGCGACCTGGCCGTCGAGCGCTACCTGCGGGTCGTCACCACCACCTCGGCCGGGTTCTCCAACCTCGTCTTCGGGGTGGTCGTGGCCCGCAACGCAACCTCGGTGGTCTTCTGATGGCCGAGCGTCCCCTGAACCGGATCAAGCCGGCGGGCCCGGTCCAGGCCTACCAGACCTACCAGGCCGCCGCTCCCCACGACCAGACCGTGCTGGCCGCCTGCCGCACGGTCGGCTGCGGTGCGTACCTGCACGGCTGGGACACCGTCGTCGACGAGCAGACCGACCTGGGCCGCCGGCAGGCCGCCTACATCCGCCAGCAGTCCGGCCGCAGCTTCAAGGAGCTGCGCTCCGAGGGTGGGCTGACCGTGTTCCGGTTCGACGCCTACCAGCGCTGCTTCGCCGACCACCGCACCCGCCCGGCCCGGTGGCTGGTCCGCGGGGGCGACTGGCGCGCCAGCACGGGGCTGGTCCGCGAGCACACCCGCCCCGACGACTGGGTTGAGGACTTCGCCGAGCATCAGGACCGCCTGGCCGACCGGCTCAGGCAAGGATAGGAGGAAGCGCAGATGGCCCTAACGCTGCCGGTTCGCTCGGCGGGTGATCCACCCGCCCGGGTCGAGCCGGCGTGCGTTCTGCTCGGCCCTGGTGAGCCATCGACAGTTGCCCGGCTCGTAGTTGCCCGCCGGGTCTCTCCGGTCGATGGAGTGGTCGAGGCTGGGCCGCTCGCCCATGTCGGCCAGGAAGTTCTCGAAGTCCTGCCACCGCTCGCAGACGGTGATGCCCCGGCCACCGTAGTAGCGGAAGGATGCGTTTCGCGGGTCACGGCACCGCTCATGCATCGAGGTCCAGCTCTTGTAGGTCGGTGTGTGCGACCAGCCGTGCTTGTAGGACGACGCCTTCGCCCCGGTGTAGGACGCCAGCCGCGCCTTCGTCTCCGGCGAGTGAGTCTTCCCCTTCATGCCGTGGGCGACGCGCCCGTTGTGGCCGGAGCGGTACTTGCTCACCCGGTTCCGTCGCTCGTCGACGGCCGCCAGTTCTCCGCACCCGCAAGCGCAGGGCTGCGGTGTCAGCTCTCGTCTCATGGACGAGATTCTAGCACTCGGATGGACTCCCGCGTACCCGCTGGTCGGGACGCCCTACAAGGAGGGCAGTAGCCATAGCGAAGGAAAGTGGCCTCGGCTGGTCGACGCTGACCGTGGACAGCTCGGCCGGGAACGACAACAACGACATCGCCAACGACGTCACCAACTTCGAGTTCGCGACCCCCCGCGGGGTCCAGGACATCACCGGGGTCGACAAGAGCGCGATGGAGCGGCTGCTGCTGCTGGCCGACTTCTCGATCGACCTGAATGGCGTCTTCAACGACGCCGCCAGCAAGAGCCACGCGACCTTCAAGACGGTCCCGTCGACCTCGGTCACCCGCACGGTCGCGCTCGGGGTGTCCGGCCAG